GGCCAACCAAAAAAACGACACTGCCAACGACTTGCTCAATGGCTTCCTTCATTTCTTTGCCCCCTTCGTTGCTGAAAAGCGCGGTGTTTGCGTTTTGACTGCGCATGTATCTACACGGGCGTTTAAGTCCGTCAATTTTTCAGGCGTCAGGCTTGGTTCAATTTCCTTCAACACATTTTCCAAAAGTCGCTTGTCAACGGTTGCAATGCGGTTGGTGAGGTTTTGCCCCGTGGCGTCATAAAGGGCTTCCGCAATAACGTCCAATGGGTAGGAAACGCTTGTGGACGTGGTGAAACGGTATTTCATGCCTGCCGCTTCAATGACGTCCGTTTCCTCCAACGCCTTTCGAATGACTTCCTCCACTTCGTCCTTGCGCGTCGAAATAATTTTGACAAGCCCCGCCAAGCGTTCCCGTTCCTTTGCCACTTCCTCAAAGTCGCCCAATTCAACCTGCGTCACTTCGTGCTTCTGAGTCACTGCTTTGGCGTATGCCGGACAAATGCGCCGAAATTCACACGTTGCGCAGTTGGCTGACACGGTTGCGGGAAATTCATCGGCCGCGGTTATTTGGTCACCCACCGCTTGCACATAGGCCATTGCCTCACCCAACGCAGCCACGCCGCGTGTCGACTTTTGGCGTATGCCGTGGCGCACCATTTCAAAAGCCACGGGAAACACTTCCTGTTTTGTCTTAAAGCCTTGGCGCACTGCCTCCGCATAAATGGAAAGTTGAAGGTGGGAGTGTAATTCTTCAGACGTAAACAAGGCGTGGTTGGTTTTATAGTCCAACACCTCCAAGCCTTCCGGCCCTTCGTCAATGCGGTCAATAAAGCCCGTCAACGAATGCCTGCCAACGTCAAAGTCAAAATGGTATTCAACGGCCGCAACCTTGGGAAGTGATTGCATTCCTTCAACATACCGCTGCACAATGCCCAGGCCGTCACCATAGGCAGACAAGCCCACCGCCTTGCCTTCCGCAAATGCCTTTTTGTATTCATCAGCAACGACTTGCGCAGGCGTTGGCTTGCCTTGCTTCCATTGGTTGCCCAAAACCTCCAACGTGGCATGGACGACGTTGCCCAAAGCCATTGGCTGCGTTGTCTCTGCGCCAACTTTGTCCAAGTAATAATACTTGTACGCCAACCGACACGTTTCCCAACGATTGATACGACTAAATGAAAGATTCATTGTTTTGCCCCTGTTGCTTGTCAACGGCCCACCCGTCGTCAAGTGAAAACACTATACGTCAAAGTTTACAACACGTCAAGAAACAAAAAAACAAGGCCTCCAATCATGGGGTATGACTGGAAGCCTTGCGAGGCCGTCAACAGGGGGCTGAAAGCGGCCTACATTTTAAGGTTACAAGCCTGCCCCCAGGCATTCAAGTTTAAGAGCGTGAAGCAATTTCCTTTTTGACGGCTTCCACCCATGCGGTGTTTCGGTCAAGGAAGCGTTGCTTGGCGGGGTCTTCTAAGTCTTCAAGGCCTGCCTTCAAATACCACTGAAGGCTTTGAACGCTTAATTCCGTCAAGGACTTGCCTTTGTTTTTGCCGTAGGGCACGACGGGGCCAGAAGCCTTTTGTGCGGCGTCAGCAACGTGGTCAACGTCAGGCGGCGGGTTGAATACCTGCGCAGGTGTCGGCAACGGCCTTGGGGCCGGTGGTGCAAAGGCAGGCGCAGAAGCGGCATTTCCGTCATCATCTTCACCGTCAATACCGGTGACGCCCGCCAGTGCGGAAAGTCCATACCTGCGCCCGTAAGAAATTGCACTGCCATAGGCCTGGGCAGTCTTTTGTTGTACCGGAAGCCAACACCTATCTGAAATCCATTCACCGGAGGAATGCAGCAACGTCGTTGAAACCGCAACGCCCGTTTCATCGTTTTCAACGCGTTGCACGATTGCAATGCCGTTGGCATTCAATGCACCGCGGCAGGCCTCAAACACCGCAGCCAAGTCGGCATAACGGCTTTTGAAATGCGGGTTGACGCTTCCCTTCAACGCGCCAGTCATTTCACTTTGTGCCTTGGAAAGTGCCTTTGCCAATTCGCCAATTTTCTCACTTTGGTTCGGATTCATTGTGTGCTTCCTTTTTTTTGTTTTCTGCAACTGCCATATCGCCAACAACACGACGCGCCTTTTCAATGGCGTCAATCATGGTGTAAACGTCATTATTGTCCATGTACGAAATGAGCGTGAAGGCAGTTGCCTTCACTGCGTCAAGGTGTTCCATCATTCCCAACATCACCACTCGGTTTAAGTCACGCTTGGTCATACGCGCTCCGCATTTCTGTCAAAGTTGAAATGGCAGGCATGACAAAACGGCTCATCGTTTGAAACGTCAACAGCACGATGACCGCAGGTTACACACCAACGCAACTGGTCTGCGCTTAATTGATACTCGGCGACTTCCTTTGCGTTTGCTTCAATGGCGTCATGCAACTGTTGCATAAGCCGCCCCAATTCACTACCACTGCCTGCCTGCCGCCGAATACTGGACGACAATGCAAGTGCTTCAAACAAAACGTCTGCAAGTGTTTCAACGTCGTTGTCTACAGTCATGTTTTGGCCCCTGTTGAGTGCTACGCGTCAAGGTGTAACACAACGCTTGGCGGTTGGCAATGTTTTGTGTTACATCGTCAAAAATGACGCAAGAAACCAAACAAAAACACCTGACGTTTCGCGTGGCTGCAAGTTTTCTGCAACGCTTGGACGAGGCAGCGCAGAAGGAAGGCGGCACCCGTACAGAATACGTTTTGAAGGTTTTGGCCGAACGCCTGAAGAAAAAGGACGTGAAGCCATGAGGGGTGAAAATTTGGACACAGCCTTGGAGGCCGTGCGCCAACACAGGCTTCAAGAGCGTGCCGACTTGCGGGAACGCGTCGTGCGTTGCATGCGGCAAAACCCTGACATGACGTTGACTGACGTGCGGCGGCGTTTCGGCATTTCGTTAAGCCTTATCAAGGCCTTGATTGCGGAGGCCGAATGAGAAGAATTACCAAAGAACAGGCAGTGGCTTTGGACGCTGCGTCAACTTGGTTGCGCAACAAAGAAGAGTTCGAGGCGGGCCAACGCGTTGGTTTGTTTCGTGGCTTTTGGTTTGGCGTTGGCTTGGCGTTGTTTATTTGGCTGGTTTGGAGTGTTTGGTGACGCCGCAAGAAATTGAAAAGGCCGTTTTACGGTGGGAGGACTGGCGGCGGGCCTTGTATGAGGAACGCGCAGCCATCATGCAATTTCATGGAAACCTGCCGAAGGACGAAGCGGAACGCATGGCGTTCGAGGCGTACAAGCCGCAGCCCAAACAAACGCAGGGCCGTTTTGACCTATGAGTCAAAAAGCACCCACCCAACACCAACTGAAGGTATTGCGTGAAATTGCCGCCCTTACGGTGCGGTGGGGTTACCCTCCAACCATTCGGGAGTTGTGTGACGCCTTTGCGGTGTCTTCAACCAATGCAATGGCAGAAACCGTTGGTTACTTAATTGCCAAGGGCCTATTGCGTCGACGCAGCAAGTTGGCCAGGAGCCTAACATTAACGGACGAAGGCAAAACATTTCTTTGACTTTTGGCTTGCCATTCGATGGTTGTCCGGTAGGTTGACTGCCAGCCATGTGGAAGTGGCACAATACACAAACCGCGCAGTATGGCGTGCCGCCCCAGGTTGAAGCCTTCCACCTTTGACCTGCGTGGCGGCCTTTTCCCTTGGAGTCAAGAATGAGAATACGGACAGTCAAACCGGAGTTTTGGTCTGACGAGAAAACCGGCACGCTTTCAACGGAAGCTGCGCTTTTGTTTCTGGCAATGTTCAACTTTGCCGACGACAAAGGCCGCTTAAGGGGTGCCGCCTCACTTTTGAAAGCCCAGGCCTTCCCTTACAAGCCTGAAATTGACGTTGAAACGGCCTTGAAGGAACTTTTGGCGTCGAAATTGGTGCAAGCCTACAAAACGGCCGGACAGTCGTATTTGGAAATTACCAATTTCTTAAAACATCAGAAAATCAACCGTCCAAGCAATCACAACTTAATGCCAGAGCCGGAAGTGTACGAAACCATTCAAGAAAATGAGGACTCATTAGACACTCATGGAGTCCTCAGTGAGTCCTCAGTGAGTCCTCACGACACACTCATTGAGCCCTCAGTGAGCCCTCACTGCCGGAAGGGAAGGGAAGGGAAGGGAAAGGAAGGGAGTGGAAAGGAAAGGAAAGGAAAGGAAAAGAAAACTACTTTGTCGCCAAAAAAACCGGCGACCGTGCAAAAAGGCTTTGAAGACAAAAAAACAGAAGACACGCAGACGGCGTCAACCTTCCAATCGCTTAAAACGGCCCTGGAAGCCTCATACAAGCAAAAACGAGGTGAACCCTACCTATTCGCACACGGTAAGGACGGAAGTGCCTTAAAACGCCTTATAGGCCTTTATACGCCAAACGTCATTTTGGAGCGTTGGGAGGTGGGTTTGGACGCCGTTGGTTACCGGCAAGTCAATAACGTTGCCCAACTTGCACAGAAGTGGAACGACCTGGCCGCACCGTCCACACCTGCCAAGCCCACAAGTGTTTACGCAGGCCGCAACATTCCGAACGAATTTTGGCAAACCGTGGAGGACGTCCCTTGAAATTATCAAAAGTCGAGAAATTGGAAGCGTTGGAGCAAGAATTGGCGACATTGTCGAAGTTTACTTTTGACGTGTCACCTTATGAGTATTTGTCATTTACGCAGAAGCAGGCACTTCGTGAGGACGCAAGGCGCAAGTGGCAGACAGAAAACCCGCAGGAATATGCCCGCCTTCGTGAATTGGAGGCGCAGGCGGCTTATTTGAAGGCTGAAATTGACGCCGACGACAGAAGGGGCCGTAAGGTAGGTGAAGCAATGGAGTCTTCAGGCGCAAGTGCCCGCGACCTAAAAGCCTTGAATGCTCTCCACACAACGCCCGCCATTCTTGGCGTCACGGAATGGAACGACAGCAACAAAACGTTTTTGGTGCTGACAGGCGTTCACAACAGTGGAAAGTCGGTTGCGGCCGCTTATGCCATGTTGGCCCACGTCAAAAGCCTTGAAGAAGCATACCGTGGCGCAGTGCGTTCCATTCGCACCGTCGACATTGCGCGTTGGTTGTTATTTCGAGGTGATGACGTCACGGAGCGTATTTCAAACTTGCGCCAAGTACCGTTTCTGGTATTGGACGGCCTGGGGTCAGAATTTACAAACGACGGAATGCGCCAAACCATGTTCGACATTGTCGACAGTCGGTATGGCGCAAACCGTCCAACGGTGTTGACGTCGACGTTGCCGTTGACGGCTCCAAAGGGTGTTGACTCTTTGGAATCCGTTTACGGGAATGGGGTTGTTAGTCGACTTCGACGCGAAGGCAAAGTTGTCGTATTGCGGGAGGAAATTGACTTTTAGGGGGCTTCAAACATGGCAATAGAAAACAAACAGGCAGAAGCCTGGGTGTTGGGTGCTTTACTTGACGGCAACGACGGCGCAACCGGCAAAGCCACCGCTGACTTAATTGCGGCCAGTGGCTTGAAGGCCAATGACTTTCACTTCAAGGCCCCGCGGCTTTGCTTTGAAGTCATGGAAAAGTGCCTGAAACAAGGCATTGCGCCCACCATCAAAAACCTACTGACGCACGCAAACAATGACTTGGGTGGGTTGACGCTTGAACGCCTGTTGTCATTGAAAAACACCAACGCACTGACGTTTGACGAATTCATGACGCAAACGCAGGAGTTGCGGCGGCTTGCGCAACTGCGTGACGCGGCCAAATTTTTGACAGAAGAAAAAGTCAGTAAGGCGACCAAACGGGAGGAATTGGCCACCAAATTTGGCACCTACGCTGAAAGCCTGGCAGTCACCAACGAAGTGGACGAAGTTGGAAGTGTTGACTTGCACGAATTGTGCGACACCTGGCAACAAAACATTGTTAACGGTGCGTCACCTTTCATTGCCACTGGCGTCAAAGTGTTGGACGAAGCAATCAACGGTTTTGTGCCCAACTTAAACGTTATTGGCGGGTTGCCGTCCGTGGGTAAGTCGGCATTGGTGGCTGAAATTGTTTACAACGTCCTTTCCAGGGGTGTGCCTTGTGGTTTTTTCGGCCTTGAAGACGCGACCGCCTGGATTGCCAAACGGCACATGGCAAGACAAATGAAGTTGAAAGTGTGGGAAGTTGGCTTTCGGCGACTGAACGAAATGCAAATGGAGGCAATGCAAACCGTTGCCGGTGAGTTGGACGAAAAATTGCGCCTGATGACGGTGTTTCGACGTGCCGGAATTTCCGCTGACGAATTAATCAGCAGGGCACGAAGTTGGATTGTCAACCGTGGCGTCAAGTGCGTCTTTATTGACCACGGCGGTGAAGTTAACCACGGCACCAACATGCGTGACAGGTATGACTTGGCAGTTGCCAACACCTACAGGGCACTTCGTGACTTGGCAATCAACTACAAGGTGCCGGTGGTTGTATTGGCGCACTTCAACCGGCAGACAGGTGACGGCATGCCAACCATGCGGAGTTTTGCGGAGTCAGAATACATTGCACGCATGGCCCGCTTGGCGTTGGGTTTGTGGAGGCACCCAACGACACAAAAGTTGGAATGCACCATTTTGAAGCAAACCGAAGGCCGCAAGGGCGACACAGTGGAATTGGAAATGGACGTTGACGCTGCGCTTGTGAAGAGTGAAGGCGGCAGGCTTATGGAGTACAGGGACTTGGAAGTGACTTATGGAAATTGAAATGCAAAGCGTTGTTGACTGCCTGCGCGGTGCGCGGCAATTACTGGCCAAAGGCTTCTGCCCACATTTCACCAAGGCAGTGGAAAGGGTGGGTGGCGAAGTGCGACACGTCGTTTATGCGGGGCCAAAATTCCACCGCGAAATTTACGAATGGGCACCTGACGACGCCTTGTACGAAGGCGCAGGCCGAAACGGTGACGTTGCGCTTGCGGTTGAAGAGTTTTTGCGGCCCATGACGGCACCTGTGTTTTCAATCATGCAATACAGCAGAAAGGAGGGCGTCACCAAGGCGCATGTGTTGGCCGTGTTTGACGCAGCCATTGCCAGGGCGCAGGCAAAGTTGAAGGCAGGAAGTTTGACTTACAAGGTAGAATAAGGGGCATGTATTGCCATGCGAAAAATTGCCGCGACCTGATTACTTCCAACGGCAACGGCCCGTTTTGCTTTATGCACCAACAGGAAAACATTGTGTTGGCGCAGAAGGAAACCGTTTATTTGCACGGCAACGGTTACGGACATGCAACCTGCCACGTTTGTTTTTTGCCGCAGGAATTTCGGCACGGCAAATTCTCAAAACATGAGGACGAAGATGGGCCATGCCAAGGCAGCAACCAAGAAATTGCAGTTTTGCGCGTTACAAAGGTGCGCAAGGCTGAAAAAACCAAAGGAAACAAACGATGTTAAATGCGTCACTTCCGTTTCATTTCTACGCGTATGTTTATTCTGAATTTCTGCGCAACCATGAGGAAGGCCAGGGCACGAAGGAAAGGTGTCTGGTATTTGGACTTTCAAGCCATGCCTCCAGAAGCCTTGGTTGGCATGTGTTGACGGAAGCTGGCGCAACGTTTTGGAACATTCCCACGCACGGCCTTGCACACAAAGAAGACGCTACGAAGCAAGACTTGACGTTATTGCAACCGTGGGACTGTTTTTCTGAAAACGTGGCGGTGACGGAATTTAAGGCACTTCGACACATGCGCGTGGAAGCCTTGCTTGCGGGCGTGCCGCGCATGTTGGGCACCTACCTTTTCACGGTTGACTGGTTTGACAATGGTTACAGTCGGGAGCCAGAGCAAGCCAAGTGTGCGCACATTGTCGCCTTGGACGACGGCAACATTGCGGCACTGCCCAACAACCGCGTCATTTGGTTTGATTCCAGTTTCACAACGTCCAAGCCCAACGCAGAAAAACCCAATTACCGCGTCAACACCCACCAATGGCGTTGTGAAGTGGAGCCCCGCAGCGGAAAGGAAGGAAGCAATGGAGCCAATGAAAGTGACGTTGCCTTACCCGCCCAGCGTTAACCATTATGTGCGCTTCACCACGAGGGGCTTTGCCTACCAGTCAAAAGAAGCCAAGGCCTACAAACAAGGCGCGAAGTTGCGGGCATTGACGCAAGGCATGCGGCCCATACTGGAAGGCGAAGTGTGTTTGTTGGTTACAGTGTACCGGCCCGCCAAACGCGGCGACTTGGACAACCACTTGAAGGTGTTGTTGGACTCACTCAACGGCGTTGCATACGCTGACGACAAACAGGTTGGTGAATTGTTTGTGAGTCGGTTTGAGGACGCAGCCAACCCCCGCGTCGTTGTGTCTGTGTGGCCGCGTGACGTCAAAACCGCGACAAAGCCAACCAAACGTGTTACACTGAAAAAGACAGCTTCCAAGGTGACGAAGGGTGAAAATGAAACAAAGCAAAATGACAATTCAGGACGTTGAAACAAAGGCGCCTGAAACAAAGGCCACGTTTGCACGCATCGTACGCACAGGCGCGGCTTGGCAGGTGTTGTCAGTGGACTTGCCTGAAAGTGTCGTTGCCAAATACGTCAGGCACGGCAGTGAGCCGGATTTATACCCAAACATTGAAAGAAAATTGTTGGTGGAAGCAAGAAAAACGGATTTTGACTCATGGAAATAATCGCAACGGTTGGCATTTTGGCTTCCTTTGGCGTGTATCTTGTGGAACGGTTGCTTGCTTCCAAGCGCGTGGAGGCACGGCTTGCCTATGAGTTGGAAAGGCAGTTGGAGGCGCAGAAGCAGGAAATGAAGGCTGAAATGTTGGTGTGGGGCGAACGCATAGAAAACATTCAAACCCGTTTGAATAAAATGGAATTAAGGGGCCGCTAAATGGACTCGAAACCGCTTCCAGTAGGTTTACGCCCGTTTCATAAGGGTGACCCGCGTGCAAGGGCCGCAGGGCAAATGAACGGCGTCTCCCAGCGCGCTAAACTTATTAAGAAGTTGAAGACGTTTGACGACAAAGCATGGGCCACCTTGGGCAACTTGTTTGAATCCAATGACCCGCACCTTGCCCTTGAGGCCTTGCGCATTTGGGCCAAATACCGCCTTCACTGCCTCACCACCGACAAGTCACTGGAAACCCGTGAATCCGTGCCGCGTATGTCGCCCGAATTTGCCAAACGCATTTTGGAGGCCCTGGACTCGTGAGTGAATGGCAAAGCCGTCAATACTCAAAAATGAAGTGGAAGGAAGTGCCAGACCCAACCAAGCGCATGCGCTACGAAAAAAGCCATGCGTGGCACTTCACGTTTGAAGGCCGTGACGTTGACGCCAATGAAGCGTATGCGAAGAATTACGACGCCATTGATTGGAGTGACGACGGTACAAAGTCAAATGACGAATGACAGACATACAAGCCATACTGACGCAGGCCACCAAAGAAGACTTGGAGGCCATACAACGTGAGGCCCGCGAGGCCCTTTGGTTGTCAGGTGACTTGACGTTTCTGCTACACGCAGGCCAAAAAGAAGCTTGGGAGGCCATACAAGCCAGCGGCCTTTCCCGCTACGTCCTTGAAATTGCCCGCAAGTGGGGCAAGACTTGGTTTTTGGTTGTCGTTGCGGCAATGCAATGCCTTAAGAAGCCAGGAAGCCGCGTTGTTTACGGTGCGCCAAGCCTGAAACACTTAACGGAATTTGTCCTTCCAGTCATGTCAGAAATTACGAAGGACGCGCCTGACGCAGTGCGACCTGAATTTTCCGTACAGTCAGGACACTGGACGTTCCCAAATGGCAGTTGGGTGCATTTGTTTGGTGCTGACGACAAACGCAAGGCAGACAGAGGCCGCGGCCCGAAGGCTGAATTGGCCATATTCGATGAATGCGGATTTTCGCCCGTCCTTCAATATGTGCTGACGTCCATTTTCCGGCCTTCGTTACTTCATGGCGGTGGCCTGACGTTGTTGGCGTCGACGCCCGCAGAGGAGCCGGAACACGACTTCACGCGCATTTGTGAAGTTGCGGAGGCCAACGGCAGTCACATGCGCAAAACCATTTTTGACAACCCGCTACTGACGAAAGGCCAAGTGCAACGTTTCATTGAGGAGGACGCCCGCGACAATGGCTTCACCGTCGAAGAATACATGCGCACGTCTGAATTTCGGCGGGAGTATTTAGCAGAAAGGGTGACGGACAAAACGTTGTCAGTGGTTGGTGACGACTGGGAAAATGTCCGTGACGCCTGCTTCGTGGAGGTGCCGCGGCCGGAATTTTTCGACGGTTACGTTGCTTTGGACTTTGGAGGCGTTGACCCACATGCCGCCTTGTTTGGCTTTTGGGACTTCAAGGCGTCATGCCTTGTCATTGAAGACGAAGTTTTGCTTCGTGACGGTGAAAACACGGCACAACTTGCGGAGGCCATAAAGGCAAAGGAAACGGCCTTGTGGGGCGCGTCAGGGTGGAACGGCACGTTACGGGGCACGAAGGAAGTGCAGGCCTTGCCTGACTGGATTCAAACCGGCATTGAGGCCCCTGCGCAGCCATACCTGCGCGTTTGCGACACAGACGTTGCGTTGGCCCGTGACTTGGCGCAGCTTCACGGCGTTGGCTTTCTACCCACCGCAAAGGACGAGAAGGTTTTGCAGGTGAATGAATTGCGCGTTTTATTCCGTCAGGGACGGGTCAAAATACACCCACGGTGCCGCAATTTGGACAGACACCTACGTCAAACCCTTTGGGCCTCCCACCGGCAGACGGACTACAAGCGCAAGAACGGCGAACATGGCGACTTACTGGACGCCTTGGTTTACATGGTGCGCAATGTGCGAAAAAGTCGCAACCCGTGGCCAGAAAGTTGGGGCCGTGACACTGACAACACCTGGAAGCGGCCGGAACCGGCTTCAAGCCTGCGCAAGTTGGTGCGGCGTTAAAAGTTGACTTTCTTAAACGTCAAGAGTCTAATCAAGTCAAATAGGCTTCAAAGGCCCCGACGTTTCAAGTGCTTTGTTTTCGGCGCAAGCCCTGACAACGCATGCCAAACGCGGCCCCTTCGACGCTTCGCTTTGTTTCTTTCGGCGCAGGCCCTCAGAGACACCCAAAACACTTTTGACGTTTCAAACACTTAACGCGCTTCACTGCGCAGAGGTATGCCCACATGGCTGACGCACCTAATACGATTACGACACTGGCAGGCTTGCACAAGGAAGTTTACGGCTCGGAAAATGACATTGACAAGGTTTTGCCGGCTTCTGCCGTTTTGCAAGACGTCATTCCGTTTGCCACTGAAAACAAAATTGGCGACAGCTATCACCAAGCGGTGACGCTGGCTCATGAAAACGGCTTTACCTACAATGGCACCGGCGGCAGCGTCGTGACGTTGAAGGAAACCGTTGCCGGAATCACCCGTGACGCCACAATCACTTCCGCTGAAATGATTGGCCGTGCCCAGTTGTCCTACACTGCGGCGTCCCGCGCTACCGCAGGAGGCCCCCAGGCCTTCCGCAAGGCCATGACGCAGGTGCTGATGAACCTCCGCAAGTCGGCAGCGAAGCGCGTTGAATTGTCCTTGCTTTACGGACAGGAAGGCCTTGGCGTCGTTGAGTCACGAAGCAATGATGACATTGTTGTGAAGGCTTCTGACTGGTCACCTGCCACTTTCTCAGGACTCAATAATTCCATCATGGAGTTTTGGGAAAACACGACGGAACACGGTGCAACGGCCGGTTCAACCCTTAACACTGTGACCTATTCAACCCGCACCTTGGGCTTTGCTTCGTCCGGCCCCTCGGGCGGCACCGCGGTTGACGCTGATGACGTCATTTTCTTCCTGGGAGCCCAGGACGGCGCAACTTACAACGAAATGGTTGGCCTGATGAAGATTGCCGCATCGTCAACCACGTTGTTTGGTATCAACCCCGCCACCGCTGGCCAGTCCGATTGGAAAGGCAACGCCGTGACGTCGTTTGGTGCCCCGACGATGGCCCGCTATCTGAATGCGTTGACTGTTGCAGTGGAGCGCGGCTTGGAAGGCAAGGTTTTCTTGCTTGTACCTCCCAAGGCGTTTGAAGTGCTTAACAGTGACATGGCTGGCCAGCGTATGTTTGACGGCAGCTACTCGAAGTCGATTGCCACCAACGGAAGTCAGGCAATCCGTTTTTACGGACAGAATGGTGAAGTTGAAGTGCGCGTCCACCCGTACCTTCGCAACGGACACTCGGTCTTCTTTGACCCCGAGTGCCTCAAGCGCATTGGCTCGGCGGAATTGGGCATGGGCGTGCCTGGAAGCGGCGATGAACGCCAAATCTACTTCCACCTTGAAAGCAAGAACGCCTTCGAGTTGCGCACCTACACTGACCAGGCACTCTTCTGCGTTGCGCCGAACAAGTTGGTTCACATTTCTGGCCTGACCTACCCGTAACAAGTTGTTTGGGCTCAATGACTCCACAAGGCGACTTGTGGGGTTGTTTGAGCCCATAACCTTTTCCTTCGAGGTATTTTATGGCTGACACGGCTTCAATTTTAGTTATTGACCAGACAAGTCCCTTGGACATCGGGACGCGCAACAGCAAAGACGCATTGGAAATCATTCGGAATTACATGAACGGCGCACTTGGCGGCAACAAACGCGTCAACAGCATTCGCGTGTTTCCAGACGGCACGGACAACGTTTATGCGTCCGGCACCGTCACAATTGCGTCCGGCTCTGGCACAGTGTCAATTACCATTAACGGTGTTGCAATCAGTCGCACATGGGCAACTTCAGACACTGCAACCGCCACGGCCTTTGTGAGTGACATTAACGGCAGCACCAACGCATTGGTGAAAAACCACGTTGCAGCCACGTCGGCGGCAGGCGTTGTCACTATTACCGCCAAGGCACCTGGCCAATGGGGCAATGCGGTGACGCTGGCAGCGGCTGGCACGGGCATGACCGCTTCCGGTGCCCGATTGACAAGCGGCGCAGGCGCAGACACTGCGGCCGTCACCATTTCACTTTAAGGGGCCATCATGGACGGAATGAAAAAAGCCGCAAAGTTGGAAGCCTTGAAGGAAATTCTTACCATGATTGGCGACATGGAAGCGGAGCCATTCAGCCCCAAACCAGAAATTAAAGCCATGAAGGTGGGCATTTTGGCAAAGAAGCCTTTGGGGCAGGAAATGGACATGCCCGAAGGCATGGGTGAAGGCGACAAAGAAGAAAAAGAGCCAGCGGTTGAGTTGGAAGCAAGCGGCGGCGACATTGAAGAAATCAAGCGCAAGCTTATGGCCCTATTGAAGTAACCAGGAGGCGCGGCAATGGCTGATTACACCACAGTTGGCCTTTTGGCCTCTATACGTCGCCGCGCTTCCATTCCAACCACGTCCGTCACCGGCAGTGATGACACGTCGTTGCTTGCTTATTTAAATGAAGAATTACAGTTGCACATGGCCGCGCAGTTGGTGGCAGTCCGTGAGGAGTATTACTTACGACACCAGGACACCACGTTGTCCGGCACGACATACCGCATTCCAACCCGCGCAATGGGTGGAAGCCTGCGCAATGTGCAATTACTAGACGGCAACGCCAAGCCAGTGGCGCAGTTGTCCAGGCTGTCACAGGAAAAGTTGCCCAATTACGGCAACCAAGTTCAAACCGTTGGTTACTTGGTGGAAGGCAACAACATAAGGCTTTACCCAACGGCCAGTTGGGGCGGGGCGTCGACGCTGCGCATTTCGTATTTTGAAAGGCCTTCCGAAGTTGTCGTCATTGGCAACGGCACGCGTGCAATTCAAGCAATCAACACAGGCACAAACCAAATCACCATTTCGTCCGTGACAGGCTTCACGACGTCAACGCCTGTTGACTTCATTAAGGGCAACGCCAACTTTGAGTGTTTGAGTATTGACGTTTTGCCCACCAATGCCGCTTCCACGGTGCTGACGTTTTCGTCGTTGCCGTCAGGCTTGGCGGTGGGTGATTATGTGTCGTTGGCGCAGACGTCACCCGTAGCGCAGTTGCCTGCGGAGTTTGTGCCGGTGCTTTGCCAGCGCGTTGCGGTGCGCTTTTTGGCAGCAATTAACGACACGGTACAGTTGGAGGTTGCACAGACGGAATTGGCCCGCATGCAAGCGTCCATTGGTATTTTGACGACGCCACGAGTGGAGGGAGGCCCGCGCAAAATCTTTCAGGCAAATGGCACCTTGGCGGGAAACCGATGGCGTGTACGAAATGGCATTGGCGTGTTGTAGAATTTTTTCGGAGGCTGTTCGGAATGGCGCAAGAAACAAAATTGCAGGCCGCAGGCTTGCACACAAACCCTTCCGACTTGCAACGCCCAGAGGGTGCGCTGACTGTTGCTGACAACGTCATTATTAAGCGGGAAGGCGTTATTGAGCCCCGCAAAGGCTTCCGAAAATTTGCCGACAGCACAGGCCCATCGTCGACAGACCCGTTTTACTTGGCTGCGTCTTACGGAAACACAATCGTCACGGCCAACAACGACGGTTATATTGGGTATTTGACAGGAAGCCTTAACGACAACAGTGCCACGTTGACGACAGAAGCTGTCAACTGGACGGACATGGCAGTGACTTGGAGTGTTGCCAACGGCAACCTTTACATGCCCACGGACTACGGCCTTTACAAAAAAACGGCCTACAACACGACGCCAGATAAGGCAGGTTCACCGCAAGGCCCTGGCCTTGACTTGGACGGCCGCGTTGCCACCGCAGCCATTGGCGCAATGTCATTGACGTCCAACGTGGTAACAGTCAACACGTCTGCGGCGCATGGCTTTTACCCTGGCCAAATTATTGCCCAAACCAGTGCCACGGAAGCCCCATACGCCAAAGGCAATTACGTCGTCAGGACGGTGCCATCGTCAACCAGCTTCACTTATTCTTTGGTGGCAGGTAATGACGCAGGCAACGCCAACGCGCACACATTTCAACCCGCGCAGTTGGACACAAATAACGGTTGGTTGAATGACGGTTACCAGGTGGCTTACAGGTATGTTTTTAACTGCCCTGACGCCAACTACTCAGAAATTGTTTCTGCGCCGTCACCACGTTGTGCCGCAGTTAATGCAAGTGCGTCCATTGGTTACGTTGCCGCGACGAAGGCCAACCCCATTTTGCGATTTTTTATTCCTTCGTGGTTTACGGCCGCGCAGCAATTAACGGTGACGGTGCGTATTTACCGCAGCAAACAAACGTTGGTTGGTGTGGAGCCTTCCGACGAAATGGGCCTTGTGGCTGAAAGAATTTTGACGGCCGCAGAATATAGCCGCGGCACTTTTGATTTTATTGACATCACGGCAGACTCCCTGCGTGGTGAAGCCCTTTACACAAACCCTTCACAGGAAGGCATTGAGCAAAGCAACGACTTGGCACCTGAAATTGAAAGCCCTGCCTGTTCAGTATTTGACGGCCAGCGTTTGCTAATTTCAGGAACAACGCGCCAACGTCACCGCTTGGTTGTTTCATTGTTGGCCGTTGGTGGCACAAACGGCATTCAAGACGGTGACACAATCAACCTTGGTGTTTCTGGAATTAAGGGCGTCACTGGCACGCCTGCGGCTTCAAACGAGTTCAAAATTGACACGTCAGGAAGTGACGCCCAAAACATAAGAAACACGGCGTTGAATTTGTGCGCAGCTATCAACCGCGACCAATCGGACGCTTATGCTTTTTATGTTTCCAGTGCCACGGAAGCCCCTGGAAAAATTTTGGTTGTCAGCAACCTTCCGGCAGGCGCAGGCAACTTCAGAGCTGAAACGACAGGCAAACGTGACGCGTGGTACCCGATGTTTGGCGCAGCGGCAAAAACGTTTAGCCTTACGCGCACCGGCTCTACCGTCACAGCAACCGTCGGTTCCGGCACGCACAATTTCAAAGTTGGTGACTCAATTACAATCACCAATCCAAGCGCAAATTTCCTTGAAGGCCCGTACACAGTGCTGACGGTGACTTCAACGACGCTGACGTTTACTAGCAGCGGAAGTGCTGTCACTGAAAACAAAAACATTAAAAGCACGGACGCGCCAGCGTCAGGCGACGATGCACAGTCGGCGCGTGTTTATGAAAGCAAACCGTTTCAGCCTGACGCATTCCCGCTTCTGAATTACGCAGACATCGGCGACACCACGAAACCCGTTTGGGCAATGGCGGTTGTGCGCAACGCCGTGTTTGCATTCAAAGATGACGGCTTATTTATTCGGACTGCGCCGTTAACGTGGGAATTGTTTGATAGCACCGTCAAGTTGGTGTCATACCGCAGCGTTGCAACGCTTTTAAATAACATTTACGCTTGGACAACCCAAGGCGTGGTTTCCATTAACGACACGGGCGTTGAAATTATTTCAAGGCCCATTGAAAAGACGTTGACGGAAGCCTTTACCAGTTACCCAAGCGCAGCCAAAGAGCAAGGCTTTGGTGTCGCCAACGAAGTCGAACGCACATACCATTTATATGTGCCGAGTGGCAGTCAGTACATTAACCAATCCTACACATACAACACAATTACACGGGCTTGGACGCGTGAAACGATTGGTGCGTTGGAGTTTGCAAATAGCATCGTTGCAACGGACGAATATGGAAAGTTACACCGCGCTATTTTTACTATCGACGGTAAATTACTTATTCAACGCAACAAAAACGTAAAAGGTGATTACCAAGACGTCAGCGGCACTTTTTACACACCAAACAGCAAAGTGGCGACTTATTTGACATACAACACGCCCCCAGGCTTTGCCGTAGGTGACTTCATTGTTTCCGACACAGGAAACATTCACCAAATAACGCTTGTTTCCAATACGCTTTATTATGTGACGCCCAACGTGGTGTTAACGGACACGTCGTACGCACTTTGCACGGCCATTCCGACTTCATGGCAGTACGCGCCAATTACGGCCGGAAACCCTGACTTGCTAAAAATGTTTCGTCAGGCCAACGTTTTATTTCAAAACGCCCATGCGCAAACGATGGCATTGGAGTTTTCAACCGAGTTACGCACAACACCAGAGTCACAAACCATTGATTTGCAAACCATCGTTGGCCAGTGGGGCGTGACATGGGACGGAATTGAAAGGCCCTTCAACCTTTCAACGCTTATTCCGCAGGAAATGCGAAGGGCAACGCGGCTTAATGTCAAGGCAACAATTAACAGGCCTCTTCAAGTTTTTGCTGTCAACGGTTTGTCCCTGCGCTTCACCGCCTCCGGTGACAAGGTGTCCAAATGAGCCTTATTACTGGATTCAAACTGCAAGTGGAGGAATACGCCAGTCAAGCCAGTTGGATTGAAAAACTACTGCGTCCACTTAACAATTTCTCGCAAAGCACCGTCAATGCCGTCAACGGCGGCTTAATTCTCGGCAAAAACGTCATGGCCACTTACAAAACGGTGCGCGTGACGGTGCCGCCCGTGCCGTGGGTAAATTTGACGCCAGAAAACAGCACTCAAGTGGCAGGCGAGCCAACGCTTGGGTATGTTGTGGACGCTTCCGGCATGGTGTACCTGCGCGGGGCCGTTTCACCTACGACGAAGGCAGACGGCACAGTAATGTTTACGTTGTCGGACGCAAGCCTTTACCCTGAATTTACGCAAACACTTCTGTTAAACCATGACCACGGCAGCAGCCACGCCTATTGCACGTTATCGTCCACAGACGGCAAATTGCGCATTTACAATTTAAGCAGCAGCGCAACCAAAGTTTTTTTCAATTCACTTTTCTTTTTTGCGAAAACACCGCCTGCGCCCAAGCAATACGAAAATCAGGATTGGCCCATTAAAGTGGCCACGGACATGCCGGTGCCAGTAAAAGCAGCATTTGTCGCGGCCATTAACGACGTCAACAGCCAACCCAATGAATCGGTCAATTTTGCCGGTTTGGACTGGGAGCCAACGTCTGCGTCAGAAATTCAAATAAAACGCATTGGAGGCCTGACGCCTTCAAGGCAATACGACATTACCGTGCTTATGATTGGAGGCTAACCAATGGCTTTTATTCGGGACTTGGAGGACATACGGGCGAAACAACAGGAGTTGTCAGGGCAAGCCCCTGCGGCCATTCAGCAACGCCTTAGCGGTGGCGGCGGCGGCGGCGTGTTTGCGGCCAAAACAGGCGGTGGAAGTGCCGGTGGTAGGGCACCGCTTTTGGCTGATTACCTGCGTGCGGCGCAGGGCAGCAAAATGTCGGAAAACCTTGTGGGTGATCTCCAAAAAGAAGGCGGCATTTTGTCAACCGGCAGGGTGACGCAGCAGTTAGACTACGGCGGCAAACCAAGTGAAACGTTGGGCCTGACAATTAAGACGCCAACGGAATCAAAACAGTTTGGCGGCAGCGTCAAAGAAACGTTGTCTGAACAACAGGCCAAACAAAGGGCAGAGTCATTGCAAACACAGGCACGGACGGCAGGCCAGGAAGGCGGCGCACAAAGCCTGTTGCAACAACGCTATGGTGACCAAGCGTACACACAGGGCGAGCAAATGTTGGACGCAGCCCTTTTGGGCGCAACGGCCGGTGACAGGCTTGCAGACTTTGCCAAACGCTATAGTGACTTGTACGGCGTCCTTTCTGGCGGCTTCCAATCAACCCGTGAAAACATTGAAACGCAGAAAGAAGACGAACGCCTATTGAATGCTGAAAGGGAAAGGCGTGCAAGGGAAGCGGCCGCAAACATTGGCAAGACTGCGGCAACTACAACAAAGCCCAAAAACCCGTTTTCACAAGTCAAAACCACGTCTGACAAGGACGAAGAAGAAGACCCACTTGAAGAATTGCGCAGGCAGGCCCGTGGCGGCGCATTGCCTTAATTGAAAGGACGTGACGTATGGAACCAATGACGATGATGGCCATTGCCGCAGGAATTGGGGCAATCACGCCATTGATTGGCCAGTTGTTTGCTTCGGGCGATAGGGCCGCGGCAGAGGAATTGCGCCAACGCGCAATGAAAGAATACAACATCAACCTACCTCCCATTGAAGCTATTGCCATTGAAAGCCAGGCAGCACAGGCGCAGGGAGACAAAGAAGCCCGCGCGGCCCGTATGGAGGCCTTGCGGGGCCTTTCCCAACGCGCCCGTGAAGGCTATACGGCGGAAGACATTGCCGCCATCAATACAGCTATGGGTGACGTTGCCGCACAGGAAAGGGGCGCAAGGGAGGCCATTATGCGCCGCTTGCCACCCAAAAGCGGGGCACAAACGGCCGCGCTGTTGTCAAATCAGCAAGCCGCTGCGCAACAGGCCAACAAAATGGGCCTTGAAATTGCCGCAGGCAGTCGACGTGCCGCACTTCAAGGTATTGCGGCCGCAGGGCAGTTGGGTGGGCAAATCGAACAAGACGCCTTTCAACAGTCATTAACGCGCGGGCAGGCCGCTGACGCCATTCGACGCTTTAACGAAGAAAACCGCATGCGGGGCCGTCAACTTACCAACCAACAAATGTATGACTTGGCGCAAGGCCGTGCCAATGCATTGGCGGGACAGGCAAACATGCGCCAAGCGCAGGCGCAGCAAATCATTTCGGGCGTTGGAGGGACTGGGCAGGCCGTTTCAAGCGGCTTGGGGCAGTTGGCCATGTACCAGGCAGAGCAACAAAACCCTGTTAACGTCCTACGCAGAAAAAAGGCACAGGAAGAATTGGACTTCTATGGGAGCGACATATGACGCCCGAAGAATTGGAGGCCATGCAGCAACAGGCGGCACTTGACGAGCAAGACAGGCTTTTGTTGACGCCGCGTGCGTCGACGATGAAACGCCAGAAAGTCGGCTTGCTTTCGCCTGAAGAAAGGCTTCAAGTGTTGGAAGTTGCTCGGCAGCGCGTTGAAGTCCCGCCACCGACACCTACCGGCCTTGGCATGGCAACGCCCGAAGAAAGGCAAGCCTTTGCGGAAATGCAAGCAAGCCAAGTCGCGGCCCGTGACGCTGAAAGGTTTTTGCCTTTGTTGCGTGCGGGGCAAATGATTAACCAAGCCTGGACGGGCGCACCCGTCGACGTCCAAGGCATTGAAGCAATGGCCGCAACGGCACGCAGGCCCGAAGCGGAGGCCGCGCAACGCTTGGCTTTGGCCCGTGAATTTGCCAAACGCCGAATGGAAGGCGAACAAATCGAAAAACAGTTGGCACAGCGTCAGACATTTGCCGACATGGAAGCGCAGCAAACTGCGGAACGCTTGCAGTTGGAACGTGAGCGTATGCAACAGGCCGCAGACGTTGAACGTGAGCAAATGGACTTGCGTCGACAAATTGAGGCACGTCAGGCAGAAGCGGAACGCCGCAGGGCATTGGTGAAGCCAAAGGCCACGGACGCATTGGCACAACGAAAAAAGGAGTTGGAAGTTGCCAAATTAGAGCGAGAACTTGCGGGGGGGCCTGACAATGTGGGGGCATTGGAAAGGCAAGTCAAAACTGAACGCGCAAAGGCTGAATTGACGGGCCAACCCACGCCAGCGGAAAAAAAGAAGCAACGTGAACAAATGGTTGAAATTCGAGATAGGTCAGCAAACATCCAACGCAACCTTGCTGAATTGGAAAAGCTTATTGAAGAGGAGGGCACCTACAACGCAATTGGAGCTCACAACAAAAAGCTTTCTTCAAAAATCTACCAAATTGCCGTTGACACAGCGAAACTTGTGGACCCAACGTCTGTCGCACGCGAGGGCGAAGTCGCTTCTGCGCAAAGGTATATGTTGTTTGAGCCATCGCCCTTTATTCGAGACAGCACCGCAAAGGAAATTATTGAAGAGTTTAAGCGCAGCGCAGCCGAACGTTTAAAATCAGCTTATGACGTGCGCGGCATTCGGCCGTTTGAAGAAACCGAAACTGCCGAACCAAGCGTGTGGACAACTGAAAAACAAAAACGGCTTGAAGAGTTACGCGCAAAGCAAGCAAAGGCCGGTGAATAATGGCACTCACAGAAAAAGAAGAGTTAGAGCTTTTGGAATTGGAACGTCAAGAGGCAATAGCACGCATGTTGCCTGCGCAAGAAACGGGCCTTTTGGTGGCACGGGAAGCACCGTTGCCGGTAGCCCCTCCGCAACCTACGCGCCTGCCTGGCCAGGTGTCGGAGTTGGAAGCCTTTGGCCGTGGCACCTTGGCAGGCGTTACCAGTGACTTCGATGAAGAATTGGGCGCAGCCTTTCAGGCAGGCTTGGAGGCCGCACGCAGGCGCATTGAAAAGTCACAAGCGGGACGCGCAACCTTAGAGGCCCTTGGCTTTGGTGTGACTCCAACGCAAACGATGGCCGGTGGGCAAGTCTATAAGCCTGAAGATGAGGACTTGACGCAGTTTTACCGTGAAGGCCGTGAAATGGGCCGCATGGAAAAGGCAAGGGCGCAGGCCTCTGCCCCGAAATCCTACCTTGGCGGGCAGGTTGTCGGGGCAGTTGGCCAGGCCGCTTTATTGAGTGCGGCAGGCGTGCCAGTTGCAAACCTTGGAGGTGCCGCGGGCATGGGTGCCGTGCAAGGCCTTGGCGCGTCAGAAGCTGACCTTACCAAGGGTGAATTGGGCAAGGCGGCATTAGACACCGCTGGCGGTGCCGCATTCGGTGCGGTTGGTTATGGACTTGGAAAAGGCCTTGAAAGGGCTGCGCCAGTTGTAGTCCGACAACTACAAAAAGCCGCACAAAGGTTGGGCCTTGACGAGGCCGTTGACGCCGCATCAAACCAAATCAATGAAGCCTTGCGCCGTTTTGCTGCATTAAGGGCAGTCAAAGCAACTGGCGCAATTCAAAAAGACATAAACAAGGAAGGCAGAGGAACAGCTATTCGCAAGGGGCAAGTGTTGTTGCGTGAAGGCTTAATTCCTTGGAGTGGAAACAAGGAAGTTATTGCGCAAAACGTGCAAGCCGCCAGGGAGTTGGCAGGTGATGCAATGGAAACAATTTTAACAAACGCTGATGAGTCTTTAACGTTGGCAGGTCAAGGCTTTGATTGGTCGGCTGTTTTGGGCCGAATCAACCGCATTCGCGAAAGCCTTGGCGTCACTGGCAGACGTTTGGCCGGTGGCTCCCTTGCTTCAAGGGTGGGAGGTTATGCGCCGTCCTATTTTGACGACATTGCCCAAACGGCAGCGGAAGGCGGCGGCTTTGCCGTTGCAAATAGGCTGAAAAGTGAAATTGCCAATGACGCATATGGGACGCTTTCAACAAAACTGTCAAAGAAAATTGCCAAACGAGTTGAGCGCACCCTAAACGATGAAATCGAGCGTCAATTAAGGGAAGTTGCCGGCAATCGAGCTGCCCGCGAATTTACCAGGGCCAAAAACATTTATGGCGCAACAATGTTGGCTGAAAAAGGCTTGAAAACAGCTCAAGACCAAGGCGGAAACAATTTATTTGGGTTGGGCGCAACCATTTTGGGCTCTGCGTCTTCTGCTACGTCTGCGGCCCTTGGAGGCGGTGCGCCTGAAGTGGCATTGTCGGGCCTTGGTGCAGCGTTGGCCACTAAATTGGCCACGGAACGCGGCAGCGCAGTGTTGGCCCGTGGCGCACAGGCCCTGACGAGGGTACCGCAAGCCACAAGGCAGGCAACGGCGGCAGCAACGCAGGCTGCGCAGGCATTCGGCCGCACCGCGCCAGGACAGGCCATTAAAAAGGTTTTGGAGCAACAGCCCGCCATGTTGGGCCGTTATGCACAAATGCTACAGCAAGCGGCGCAACGCAGTGACAAGGATTTGGCCGTTATGGATTACACCTTGTCAAACCAAGACGCTGAATATCGCAAAATGCGTGAAGAATTACTTAAGGCAAACCAATAACGTGTTACGCTAAAGGCACTCCATGAAACCACAGGACTATTGGGCACTTGCCCCAAAGGACGAAATTGGTGGTCGCATTTTCGACAAGGTGCGCCAATATCACGATTTCCTGCGCCATTCTGGACGCCTGGAAAAAATTCGAAAAAGCTTTGCCATTATGTCCGGCGGCAGCGTCGACGGCACTGGAAAAGTGTCTTGGGAAGTCTCACGCAGTGGTGAGCAAGGCGAGTTGCTTGTTACCGCTGAAAACCATTATCGAAACATTGGCAACAACTTGGTAACGCTCATCACCGCCCAGCGTCCAACCATTCAAGTGAAGGCAGCAAACACGGACGCCAAAAGCCTTAGTCAAACGCTTGTGGCTGACGGATTGCTTGACCAGTATTTGACGGAAAGAAAACTGGAAACACACCTGAAGAAAGCCGCCAAAAACGCGGTGTTTTTGTCTGAAGGCTTTGTTGCCATTTTTTGGGACGCTCAAGGCGGTGAAGACATGGGCCCCGCGCCAGAGTCATTGGACGCGTTGTTGGCCGGTGAAAGTGTGCCGACACTTAAAAGCGGTGACATTGTTTCCGTGCCTTTGGGGCCTTTGGACGTTATACGCGACACTTGCGGCACTTCGTGGGACGCCTTGGAATGGGTGGTTTTGCGCACCTTTGAAAACCGTTTTGAATTGGCTGCGCGTTACCCTGACATGGCTGAAAGCATTCTGGCAAAGTCAGACAGAAGTGAAACCGAAGGCCTTGGTTATTTTGGACGCAAGAATGCTACGGACTTGGTGGCACATTACACGTTTGTGCATAAGAAGACGCGGGCGGTGCCACAGGGGCGGCTTGTTCAACTCTTAGGCGAAGACTGTGTGTTGTTTGACGGTGGAAGCCCTTATTCGGACTTGCCAGTGTACCGTGTTGTTCCTGACGACATTGAAGGCACAGCCTTTGGCGACACCCAAATGTGGGACTTAATGGGGCCACAGGACGCAATCAACGCCATTGATTCAACAATTATCACCAACGAATTGGGCCGCGGCATTGGAAACATTTTGGTGCCGCGCACTGCCAACATTTCGGTTGAAGCCCTTTCTTCGTCAATGAATGAAGTCAAATATGACGGCCAACAAAAGCCAGAGCCACTTATGTGGCCTTCAACGCCGCCTGAATTTTTCGCCTACAAGCGTGAAAAAATTAGCGCAATGGAAGTGTTGTCAGGCGTCAACAGCGTTGTCCGTGGCGCACCTTCCCAGGCGGTGGGTGCTGACGCGTCAGGCGCAAAGTTAACCTTTATTCAAGCGCAGGCCATTCAAAGCAATAGCAACCTGGAAAAGTCTTATGCCGACTTGGTGCGGGACGTATGTTTGGCCATTTTGCACCGCTTCCGTGACTTTGGAGGCCAATTCCCGCGCATGGCCCGCATGGTTGGCAAGGCTTCCAGTTTCATGGTGAAGGAATTTACCGCAGACGACTTGCAGAGTATTGAGCGCGTCAAAGTGGACGTTGGAAGTCCCGTCATGCGCACCGTGTCCGGCCGCATGGCCATTGCAGACAAGTTGGTTGAAATGGGTGTCATTAACCCCAACGTGCCAGGCGCGGCAGAACAATACCTTATGTTGGTGAAGGCAGGCACGTACGAGCCGTTGGTTGAAAACAGCCAAACCCAACAAATGCGCATTCGCATGGAAAACGAACGCCTTATGGAGGGCGGTGACGTGACGGCCTTGGTGTCTGACCCACACTGGCTTGAAATCAGCCAACACTTGTCATTGTTGGACAACCCGTCCCTTCGTGAGCCAACGCCCGAAAACGAAGCAATCCAGGCGGCGGTGTTGTCTCACGTCCAAACGCACATTGAGTTTATGCGCACCGCAGACCCGTTGCTTGTGGCCCTTCGAGGTGGCCCGCAGGCCATGCAACTGTTGCAACTTGCGCAAAACCCGCAGCCTACGCCGTCGTTGGCGCAAGGTGCCGCCCCAATGTCGCCTGACACGGGCGGCGGTGAAGCAATCAACCCCGAAGCGTCACGGCCCAACATGCCCGGCATGCCTTCCATGCCCCGCAGGCCTGACACTGGTGAAGTCGCCGAATTACCCGCAGCCCCACCCCAAGGAATAGCATGACAGACACGACAACGACACCGGCCGCACCTTCCGTCAACACTGGAACCGCAGCCCCTGTTACGCAGCAAGCCAACGCCAAGGACGCCAAAGGCACGCCCGAAGGCACTGCGGAGGCCAAGGCCAAAGCAGAAGCCAAAAAACTGAAAATTAAGGACTTGGAGTTGGACGAAGATGCGGCATACCGCGAAATTCAACGTGCGCGGCAAACCAACAAATTACTTTCAGAAGCCCAACGCCGTGCCGAATTGGCCGACGAAAAAGAAAAAGCAATGGCTGCGAAAACGTCCAAATACAAGCAAGACTTGGGCGCATTGTTTGAGGACTTAGGCCTTGACGATGACACCGCGGCCGACTTGGCGGCGCAATACATTTACCGCAAGCAAGTCCTTCCTTCGCAAATGTCGCCAGAGGAAAAGCGCGTTGCCGAATTGGAAGCCAGGCTTGCGCAGTATGAAGAGGAAAAGAAAACCTTTGCCCAACGCCAAGAGGAAGCCCAACGCGCTGAAATTGTGCGCCAAGAGTCGGAAAAGCTACAAGCGGAGTTGGTGGAAGCCGCCAAGGCAGGCCGCATTCCTTCGACGCAATACGGCATGAAGCGCATTGCTGCCAAGTTGCTTGAATTGGAGGAAAGGGGCTTGTCTGCGCCTTTGGAGCAAGTCGCCGCGGCAGTCCGTGAGGAGTCGGGCCGCGAGTTTGGCGAAATTGCATCTTCTGCTACAGTTGCCGACTTGCGGGAATGGCTCGGTGACTCGGCATTCAAAGCCTTTTCCAAAAAAGTTTTGGACTACTTCCTTGGACAGGTACAATCAACCAAAAGCCAGACGAGGCCCCCGCAGACAAGCGTCACTTCGTCCACAAGTGAAAAACTGACACCTAGTGAATTTTTGAAACGAATGGAGGGACGAAAATGAAACCGGCACCCCTGGCAGTCTTAACAATCCTTTTCACGTCCGTGGTGTACGCGGCCGTTAACGTATGGACAGGCACCTTTCCTTCAACTTCAACCACTGCGCCAACGTCGTCCTCTGACGGCGTTTCCTTGGTGAAGTCGGAAGGCCTGCGCGTCATGGTGTGTGCCCCCGCTGGCAACAGCGTCGACGGTGGCACCTTACAAAGTTGGTACTACGACAACCCTTTTGGTGGGTGGGTGCGCACTCCTGAATTGGATATTCCCGTGCCGACTTCGACGGGGCAGCGTTGCATCAATTTTGGCGACTTGCAGCCATTGGTGAAGGAAGGCCGCGCATTATGGAAGCCCAACGGTGTTGTCCATTTGCTTCCTGACGCTGGCGTTGCAACGGACGGCGGCAACATTGAAGTCCGTGTTTCTACGGGAGTGTTTCAATGAAAATTCACAAGTTATCAGCCTACGGGTTGGGGGCTTTTGTCCTGACTTTTGGCGCAACGCTGGCCTTCGGACAAGCGCGGGTGCCGTTTACTCGCCCGCCCTATTTGACGACCTCGGGGCCTATCAGCACTGAAAGCACAATCACATTGGGGCCTGATGACAAATTGTGTCTCAATGGGCCTGTATGCTCTTCGAATATTGAAGGCTCTGCTGATGGTTGGGTCAGAATGAGGCGGAACAACCAAGATTATTTTAGGTTTTCGCCGAGTGGCTTAATTCTTTCTGACTTTCCGCATTATTTTGGAAGCAATATTCAATCCACTGTTGCCTCTGGAAGCCAAGCATTTGTGTGTAGCAATGTCGGTTGTCGTCTCAGTCTCGGCAACACGGGCCGCTACCTTGTCGACGATGGTACAAACCTTGAGTTTGTCGCACCCGTGCAAGCGACAAGTTTTGAGGCTACAAACACGACAGCCAACGCAGCCTTGTTTTCTGGTGGCAGCGCGACGAATGCGATGTATTTTCAAAGCAACGCAACGGACGCATTTACAGGCTCTGCGACTGGTTACGATAGCGCATTTGTTTTTAAGATAAATGAGAACGTTTCAGATACTGATATTGTTTTTTCCGTTCTTGCTCAAAACAACACGATCCCATTGTATTTGCAAGAAAACGGAAATCTTAACGCTCGAGGTAACATTAATGCTGGTCAGTCTGGAGAATTTTCGAGTACAGCAGCCGTTCCGATTGTTATAGCAGGTCGACAGGCAGACGGAGCCTCGTCTGTTGGTGTTGCTTTGAGAACAAACTCAAACCTGACAACTTCAGGTGCAAAAATTGTTTCAGTGAGAAATAATGTTAGCACCGAAGTAGCTTCAATCGATAAGGACGGTCTGTTGCGAGTTAATGCAGCCAATGCCGCAAAGCCTACCTGTAACGCCACAAACCGAGGTCGTGTGTTTTACTTGGACGGCGCGGCAGGCGTGGCGGATACATACGAAATTTGCATGAAAGACGCTTCTGACGTTTACGCATGGGAAACCATCGTTACACCATAAGGATTCAACTAATGGCCTCGCAATTTCTCAACGCTTCCATTCTCTCAGCCGGTATTGCCATTGGGGCAGGCGGCACAGTGGCGACTCAGCAAGCCTCTGCTGACAAGATTCTCTATGTCAAAAAAGAGAACACCAAACTTAAGGTTGCCAACTTCACTCAACAGGACTCTGGCTGGGTCATGGTTGTGTGCGGCATCATGCACGACAACGACGGCAAAGCTCTGCCTGAAACCTGCCACCAATGTGAAGCCAAATTTCCTGCGTCAGAAGCTGATTTTCTGGCGTGCCACTCAAAGGGCGAAGGCCTGCAATAATGGCGTTTGACGACTCCAAAACTGCGGAAATTGCCGACGAAGTTGCGCGGCTTTACCAGTTAGTTGGAGTCTTTGAGAATGAATTGGTGGCACGGCTTGAAGCCATAGAAAGCCAGTTGCGTGAATATAGGTTGTTACTTCAATCGCTGAGGGACTTGCAAGAAAGGCACATTGCGCAGACAGAAGCGCACCTTGTGGCAATTCGGTTGAAAATTGGGAGGGTTTAACCGTGAATTTTGAAAACGTGCCTTCGTGGCTTATTCCCTTCCTTGGCAATGTGTCCGTGGCTTTGACAATGTTGCAAGTGCTTTCCAGGCGGTTGGAGGAAATCAAAAAGGAGTTGCACGAATTAAACCGCGACTTCAGAAACACACGGGAGGAAGTTGCGGCACTTCAAAAGTCAGACGGCTTTCAGTCGGCACAAATTGCCAAGTTGGACGAACGAATTAACAAATTGGCAGACTACTGGCAAAACAGGGGCCATCATGGCTGACCCTATTGAAAGCCTTAAAAAAACAAAACGTCAGGCTTTCCTTAATTGGTGCTACTCCCAGAAAGGCAAGCCCTACATTTGGGCAGCAAAGGGGCCTGACGCATACGACTGTTCCGGCCTTGTCACTGCGGGCTTGCTTGCCATTGGTGGCCCCGACTGGCGGGCCATGTGGAACAGCCAGCGTTTGTTTGGAAGCCTCAAAAACATTGAAGGACGTGCCGCAAAGGCCGGTGACTTGGTTTTCTACGGCCCACCGCACCGCATAACGCACGTTATGGTTTTATGGGACGACGGCCGCGTGTTTGGTGCCACGGGCGGTGGAAGTCAGACAAAAACGCCAACAAAAGGCGCAGAAGTGCAATTTCGCAGTAAAGTGAAGTATCGGCCCGACGTCAGGGGCTTCCGTGCTTTTCCTTTGGAGGAATAAACAATGTTGTTACTTGCCCAAGCAGAAGCGTCCTTTGACTTTGCGGCCATTTTCAAAACCCTATTGGAAGCCGTCAAAAGCGGTGATTGGGTGGCGGTTGCCGCTGCGGTGTTGGTGTTGGTGGTTGCCGCCATTCGAGTGTACGGCCAAAAAGTCCGTGGCGAGTTGCCGGACAACACCTTGGTTGACAAGGCCTTGACGTGGCTTTTGGAGTCCAAGCCAGGCGGTTGGGTGCTTAACATTTTGACAGCGTTGGCCGGTGCCTTTGCCACTGCGTTGTTGGCAGGTGCGCCCATAACCTTTGGACTTGTCAAAGCCGCCCTGTTGACGGCGTTGTCAGGTGCCGCCCTTTGGGAGTTGGTGAAGGACGTTTTGGCTTGGTGGGCTTCCAGGCAGGCTTTGGAGGCAGGCGCAAAGGCTGCGGCGGGCATTGGCGACAGCAAAGCCGCGGTGGTTGCCATTAACGAGCGCACCAAAACGCAGCCAGAAAACAAGGCCCCGTGACGCACTGGCTTTTGTTGGTGACATTGGCGCAGGCACCTGACGCCCCAACCATACAACCCCCCGCCCGCGAAATTCAGGGCGGCGTTGCCATCGTCGACGGTGGGGAGGCTGTCAACCTACAGCTTGGGGATTGTTATGTGCCAAAAGCACGGTGCGTGGCTTATGTCAAAGAAGCGGAAGCCTGTTTTGCTGAAAGGCAGGTGTTGCAACAGGCCCCCGCACCTGGCCCAATTCATTGGTGGGTGGTTGCTGTCATTGGCGTGGCTTCCTTTGGCGCAGGCGTGGCACTTGCCCAGTCGTTAAGCCCATGAGAAAGGCCGCGTTGGCCATGTTGTTAAGTGGCTGCGTTGTGCCTCCAAACGACTGCGTGACGGCCTGCGGCATGGGCGTCAGGGGCTTTTCTGACTGCAACGAATTAAACGCTTATGAAGCGGTGGGTGTCGAAACGTTTTCTTACCTGTACGACGCCCTTTGCCAGCGGTTGGACTCGGTTGTGCTTCAAGTCAAAAATACGCCTGACGGCTCATGGATTGACGAATTTGGCCGCAAAGTCGACGGCCTGACGTGGTGTGACTTGGCTTTTGTCGAAGTCGGCAACAGCAACTGGCAAACCAACGCCTATTTTCATGAGTTGGCGCACGTTGCCCAATGCCCGTTTCAGGACTCAAAACACGAAACATGGGAAGGCCTTGGCATTTGGGCGCACCTGGACGCCTTGAAGGCTTCATTTGTAGAAAATAACCAAGCGGCCCCTGATGACCTCACCAACACTAACGGCCCGTGACTTGGCTTCCTTCCTCAATTTCAGCACCATTTTCTTTGGCAACCGCACCGCAACTGGAATACCGGCCACTTCTGCCTTGGGTTGAATGCCTGCCGCCCTGCGCCGCCCCTTTTGGTAGCAGGCAGCGCAAAGGCTTCGGGCAACGGTAGGTGACTTTCCGCATGCGCATTTCACTGGACGTCACCAAAAATGCAAGCCATGTATTTGCGCACGACGTCGGCAACATTGACGCCCTGCGCCCGCGCTTCGTGCCGAATGGCCTCCGCAATAGGCACCGGCAGGCGTGCCGCAACCATACTGCCGTGAATGACTTTGCGCGGTGGTATGCCCCTGTTACGACGGGCCTGCCACTGCCAACACGTCTTACAAAGCCTGCGGCCCCTGGCGTTTCGCCCGCACCGCTTGCAAATGTAATACTTCACGGCGTGCCCCACCAAACCAAGGCCATAAGCACCCATAGGCCAACCAAAAAAACGACACTGCCAACGACTTGCTCAATGGCTTCCTTCATTTCTTTGCCCCCTTCGTTGCTGAAAAGCGCGGTGTTTGCGTTTTGACTGCGCATGTATCTACACGGGCGTTTAAG